AGTTATACAAAGGATCTTTCTTGTCCAATCGGATTCTGCGGAAATAATAATCCGCATAGCGTGGATGTAAACCTGAAGCGGAATCCACCAAGCAAGAAGTAGTGCCTTCTGGCTTGACGCAAGTGATTGACTTGCTAGGATTAATACCCAACTTCTCTGCCCATTTGAGATTTGTAGCCGTTGCATGGTCACGAAGATTCTCAAGAAGTCGAACTAATTTTGGCTTACCGTCAAGACCGCTGGTAAGTTTATTATCAAAAATTCCTGTCATAGAGACACCAAGCAATCTTTCCTCTTCACAGTTCTTCTTCCAATCAGGACGAAGATAAGGAAATTTTACAAAAGTAGACTGCACAGTCCCAATAATAGTGGCAATTTCAATCTTCTTCTTGAGACTTGCTGCAGTGTCATCGGTACGAACTACTACCGTTGAAAGATTGCAAAATTCAAAAGGTTTCAGAATAATTTCTGCACACGGATTGGTACCATATTCACAATCCGGGTCTCTCCCAGACTTCGCTGCTTGCTCTTGAAGTGCCCTACGATTGATCATACCGCGTTCTCCGCTGTGGGAGTTGTACAGAGAGGTCCACTCCTCAAGAAACTGTCCCATGGGGGGTCTTCCGCGATACACGGCTGAGTTATTGGCGTAAGACCGGAACCCGGCTTGCTCCCACCATGCGCCACTCTTGCACATGGCAATTTCACGGTCTCCCAGGTCACTGAGAGAAATCATAGCGGATCTACGGACTCCACCCACGATTACTGCATTAGCGATGGCACAGCAGGTGTCATGGCACTCAAGAGCCGAAAGTTTACGTCCCTGTGCGTTGTAGAAGACCTTTACTATAAATTTGAATAAATTGTCTAGTGGAGCAGGACCAGAAGCACGACCACCAAAAGTTTTAAGTCGTGCACCAGATGCTCTAATTTTTGACAAGTCCCATTTAGGATGCTTACCAGCATAGAGATCGCTGAATAATGTTTTAATTGCATTTCCCCAACCTTCCTTTGAATCTTCGACAACAATTATCTTATCAAAATTCTTTACAATCTTGTTGGCAACAGTTGGGAGTTTGTCTGTATATTGTCTTTCAACAGAATACCCAGTACCGGTACCATTCATCAGAATAACAAACAGTTCCGCAAATGAATCAACAGAATCAATAGGAAGATATGAGCAATTATAAAGACATGTGTTATCATGATCTAGTGCTTTACCTGCAGTCATGAGACTACGCATAGAAGGTAGTACTTCGAGTGCTAGAATTGCTTCACGTACATCGGGACGTTCGAGTAACGATGGAACTTTAGTGGTAAAATAATCCCACCAACGATCTACGCATTCTGTCCACGTCTCTCTGCGATTTTGTGAGTTGATCCAACGTGAATAACGAGAGATAAAAATAAATTCTTGAAATGGTGATAAATTTGTCATGTGTTGTCCTTACTAGTCAGATGTTCCCAAGATACAGGGAAGAACGGAGAAATCGATGCGGCAATCGCATTGGCATACTCACGTACTTCCCATTGAGCGTGTGCCTCACTTCGTTGTGTGTAGACCCGAGCAAAACCCGCAAGTGATCCAGTCCACCACCACTCCGTATACGCGCCTTGTGGTAAGACGGATCGCGCCTGTTCTGGGGCGACACCCTGTTCCAAAAGATTTTCATATGTTTTCAAAGCTCCTTCGAGAACCATATTATACTCTGTATTCAGTTTATCTTCAACTACAGAATCTAAAATAAAATCAGTGCTTCCTTGTTTTGCACCAGTGGTTGGTGCTGATCTCCATCTTGGAATATAAAATTCCGGAGTATCAGTTACATATCTACGGCTTACTTCATTTTCTACAAATCCAACTTTGTGTTTAAAAAGTTGAGTGCGAATAAAAATAGGAGCCTTAATTCTTACTGTGATCTGTGGATGTGCAAAGGGTGTCCAATGTTTATGTTTAGCTAGATAAGAAATTAATTTTTTATCTTTTGCAGATAAGGTATTATCTGTTGTTTTAGAAAGCCAATTAAGTTCCGTATCCCATTCGCTTTCTTTATTAAAAGAAACTCGGGCTGCATTGGCAACCGTTAAATCGGAACCCATCACATCAATAAGATCTACGTGTCCTTTATCGAGGACAGTTATTCTTTGTTTCATAATTTTTTATTACTCGTCTGTATTGTCGTTGTCAATAAATTTTAAAGATACACCGGGGACATCAACGCTGTCCTTTGCAAACTCTACTGCTCTATTCCATAAATCTATGTCTACTTCTTTTACATATAAACTAAAATAATTATTAAACTGTAAAAAAGCTTGGCAAACTTTCTTTTCCATACCATCATTATTATCTAAATTATCATTTATCATATTAAGATCTTTTCCATGCACCAAATTTTAGTCTGGCTGCATTTGTCGAATAGGTATTACTATCTAGCATTTGTTTCATCTTCTCTGTACCGTATTTAAGACATATTTCATTAATATCTTTTTCAGGTATAGAAGGCCAAATTACAATTTTATGACCCTCGTTTATTGCCCTTTCCATCATGTGGTGTAAGACAATATTTCTAGGCTCGTTATCAAATACAAAAATTAATTTACTGTTTTCAATTTTTGTTGGTAATGGGTCTGGATAACTAGATCCTACCATGGCAATGGCATTCGATACAAACAATGAATCAATCGGACCTTCCACCACGTAAACTGGTTTTAAAGCATTAATGTTGTTCAGACCATACCATAGACGCTCAATGTGTGGACTCTTATATGTGATATATCGAATTTTTGCATTGACTTCAAATGAACGACCCTGAACACCAACAACTCTATCCTTATCATCAAAAAAAGGAATTACAAGTCTGGGTTCTCTAAATGAAGTTTTAAAAAACTTCTCTGCAATCTTAGAAAAATCTTCAGTAAAATACAAGAGGTGTAATTTGTCTTCTGGGATTTGTCTCTTCATTACGTATTCTCTAGCGTAATGATCTTTAGGAAGATCTGTAATACATTTTCCGATATAGTCTGGAACAATACGTTCTTTTACGACTACATCTGCTGCCATAAACATATTACGACCAATATTCATTTTGTAAGTTTCTAATGAATATTCTTTTGCTAACTGTGGAGATAAGTTTTCTAGAACTGTTTTTACAGTACAACAGAATCCACAGTTATGACACTTATAGTAATACTGATCCTTGTTGACATAAAAATATCCACGAGTCTTTGTTTTGTTTTTCTGTGAATCACCACACTTAAAACACCGACATGCTGCCATGTTATCTTTCTTCCACTTGAATTTTTCAAGAGAAGGAGAAACCATATTAATATATTTTTTATCAACAACAGTCTGCATTACATCTGCCATCCGGAACTAAGTTGCTTTGATGACTCGGAGATACTCTTGTAATAAGAATCTTCGTTGTTACGCTTATCCTTGTTACTGCTTTGATTAGAACTAACCATTACGGGCTGCGTACCTTCGTCAACGTCATGTAGTTTCATCTTGTTGAACTCAACACCAATAACAAACTTTCTGTTAATCGCTGTCGTGTTGTAACGATTCTTGAGTTGCTTTACCATTAGTTGCTTTGAGTCATCCAATTCATCGGTACGAATCAACGCAACAAAGAAATCTGCGGTAGCAGGAAGTCCAAACGATTCGGATGTATCTTCGAGACCAACATCCGTACTAGAAAACCCTGATCGATTTACTTGAGTAGCACTAAAGATCGGAAGATCAAACTCAACCGCAAGTCCACGAAGTTCTTCAGCGATAGCCTTGATGTAATGGTAACTGTTTGTGTTACCACCCTGCTTCATGCGAGACGAAGAGCAGATATTCAGATAATCAATAAAAATAATATCTGGCTTAAACTTCTTCTTTGTACGTAGTTCCTGAAGTAGAATTCTAAAGTGATTTGAGTTTGCTCCACCGGTAGGATATTCTTTGATAATAAGTCTACCTGTTGATTGCTTCTTGAGTTGTTCCATCTTCTTCTTGTATGATGCGATTGGCATACTAGCAAGATCTTGTACGGGAGTATCAAGAAGATTTGCATCAATACGTTCAGCAATACGTTCTTCTGCCATCTCAAGTGTAATATACAGAACATTCAAGTTTTGCATCAAACAAGATGCAGCATGATGGCATAGAAAAAGACTCTTACCGCAGCCTGTACCTGCCATTACAATGTTCAGAGTTTTGGTTGGAGTACCACCACCCGTGATTGTATTGAAATACTCAAGGTCAAACGGAATACGCTTTTCAGTCTTGTTATAAAATTGATAACGAATATCAGAATCTTCAATGAAATCGTGACCAACTCGTGTATCAAAACTAATAGCCAAGGCATTACTGAGAATTTCTGGAATAGCAGATTCTGTATATAATGTATCTTTACCATCAAGAATATTGATAGAGTTCATGATTGCAAGATGAATAGCCTTTTCCTTACAGAATTTCTCTGTATGGTCAAGTAACCACTCTTGATCTTCACGATCATTACTATCAAAAATTTCTGTGATTAAACGTAGTGAACCTTTGTATTCTTCTTCACTGATTCCTTTATGCTTTTCGATCATAAGAATCAAAGCATCTTTAGTTGGAAGTGAAGTGTACTTAGTAACAAAGCTTTCTAAGTTGAGATACAAGACTCTTTCTGCTCTAGAAGCAAAATA